GATGCGAATGGCACCTTGGTCTCAATTGCTTCTATCCCAGAACAATTTCCAGTTCGGGACGCCGTTCTGCATCCACGGCTCGTCGTGATCGACGTCGGTTGCGCGCTCCGTGCAGCCCTCTTCGCAGCACCACGGGTTCTCTCGGAGAAATGCGCGCCTCTCTTTGTCCCATTTGCTGCCGTATCCGCGCTCGTGGCGGCTCGGACGACGGCGATCGTAGGCCCTTTGACCGTCGTTTCGGGGCCTCGGACGCGCCTCGGGGCGTGGTGGAGGCCGATGATCGGGGCATCTCGAGCCGTTGAGAGCGAGTTCGGGGCAGCCTGGAACGCTGCAGACGCGGCCCACAGCCCGAATCAGCGCCGATTTCGCCGTCCGCGAGCCCGTCCGGGCGCATTTTCGACCGCGGAAGCGTCTTTTGGGGCCTCAGCAACCGATTTTTCGGGCTCTGACGGCGTCTCGGGCTCGTTTTTCAGCTGCTCGAGAGGCGGCAGCTTATGCGGCGAGTCCACCCAGCCGCTCGAGAGGGCGGCCAGAAGCCGGTCGCGTCCCTCGAAGAGCTTCCCCTCGCGGCAGGTCGGGTGGAATAGAAAGGCTCGGTCGATATGCGGCGCTAGCATGCGTCATTCCTCGTTCAGCCGTCGAAGATCGGGAGGACCTCGACGAACGCGAGCTCGCGGCGCACGTGGCCGGCGCTGTCGACGCCCTCGAAAATGACCTGGTTGAGCTGCCGCTCGGTGTAGCGGCCGTCGATCGTGTTCTTGTCGGCGTCGATCGTGATCGAGCCGCGGCTCTCGGGCGGCAAAATCGACGTCCAGTCCTGAAGCGTGCGGGCGTGCGTCAGGTCGTCGTAACGCCACCGGAGCGAGACGAGCGTGCGGGGCTGTAGATCGCCGTCGACGAATTGATAGGGGACGTCAACAGCCTGGCCGCTGACGATTTGCTCGCGGCGATACGGAAATGTCGGCTGCGTGCGGCAAAGTGACATAGCGGAGCCCACATGTGTGAAATTCCGCCGCCGGGCGCCGCGGCCGTTACGCCCCTGGGTTCGCTCAGAGCTTTCGAGCTTCGAGCCGCGATGCTCGAGCTCGGCACCGGGAGATTACGCGGTCCCGGGCGCGCGGCGCTGAGAATAGCCCCGAAAATGCCGCGACGTCGAGATCGCTGGGTCCATCGGCCGGCTCCCAGTAGGTCGCCGGAATCGTCGGTCGCCATCTCCACACGAGCTCGTAGTGCAGCTCTCGGCCGTCGTCCGTCTCGCGGTAGGCGTGGGAGGTGCGTTCGTGTATCACGTCGTGCCACACTCGCGCTCGCGCAGCGTGTCGCGGCACACGTTGCTATCGCAGAGCGGATAGACCTCGTAGTTCCCACCGAGCCAGTCAACCTGGATCATTGCCTCGCGCGTCGCCCGCTCGCCACAGATTTCGCAGTGAGGGCGTTTCGACGGCTTCATGCTTCGAATCCACGATCGCTCGACCCCCGCCCAATGTGGATACGTCCGCTTGCTCATTCGTGTCTCAACCCGCCTGCGACCTCAAGAACGCCGGCACGTCCCGATGGATCGGCAAAGGCGCACGAGTCAGCACCACCTGACCGTCCCGATACCGAAGCGTCAGTCCGGCGGGCCACTGCAACGGATACGCTCGGATCGGCTCGCTCATTTGGCTAGCGACGCCTCGAAGACGCGCTCGAGCTCCTCGCGCGTGACGTAGTCCCGCTCGGCTGCGAGCGTCGCCGGCAGCTCGAGCTCGCCCGCCCGCACCCCGCCGCAGCGCTCGAGCTGCTCGACCGCGAGCCGGAGCTGCCCCCAGGCCGCGTATCGGTCGGCAATCGCGACGCACTGCACGAATTGCATGCATTCGCGGTTGATGCGCGTCCGGCCCGACACGCCGATGCTCGCGCCCGAGCCGCCTCGGAGATGCTCGAGACACTCGCCGGTGACGGCGGGCGCGCCCGTCTGACCGGGCAGCGCGAGCGCGATCGCGCGATCGCGGCTCTCATACGCCGTCGAGAGTGTATTTCCGCCGCTATTGCCGCCTGCGCCGCCGATCCCGACCGCGCGGCCTCCGTTTGCGACGCTCGTCGCCTCCGCGTCGGCGGAGCTCGCGGCCCCCGCCGCCGCGATCGCGGCTTGCTGCTGCCCCTGTTGCTGGCCTTGCCTTTGCGCCTGACTCTGCTCGAGCAGCGTCTCGGGATCGGGCGTCGGCGCCGGTTTATGCCCGGCCCACGCCGGCGTCGAGAGGAGCAGGGCTGCGATAACGAGCGTTTCCTTCATGGTGCGTTCCCTCGGTCCACGAAAACCTATTCAGCTGTCAGGTCGGTGATCGACGACGGCACGGGATTCACCTGGATCCCGACGGATTCGACGACGGTCACGGTGCCCGTGAACGTTTTCGTCGCGATGTTGGAGGGTGCGCCGCATATGTTGCGCTGATTGCATGCGTACGCGACGAACCGATACTCGCCGACGCCCGTCAATCCGGTGATCGTGCGCATCTGCGAGGTCGGATTGTTGACCCATACGCAGCCCGCCGGTCGATCGCTGCTCTCGACGTGCTGCTCGCATCCGATCGCCCGCGGATCCTCGTTCAGTCGATACGCGAGCATCGTGCCCTTCGGATCGGTGTAGGGCGTCCCATTGGTGTTCTGCGTCGGATTCGTCCAGCTGAGCGTCGCAATCGAATCGCCCGGCCATCGGCATTCGAGGTTGAACGTCGCTGAGCCGGTGAGCGGCCCGACCGTCTCCGTGCCGGACGGCCCCTTCTCGCCGCTCCACTGCCCGGACGCCGTGCAGCTTTGAGCCGGCGGCGACGTCGACCAGGTCAAGGTCGGCGTAACGACACCGTCGCCCGTCATCGTATCCGCGCTGAACTCGAGCGTGCGCTGCGCGAGCGTCGGTGTCACTATCAGCGCGAGCGTGATCAGAAGTGCTCCGCGATTCATCTCAATGCCTCCGTTTCTGCGGTTTTCGACTTCGAGCGCTTCTTCTTTGCCGCCTTCTTCTTTGCGGTTTTCTTCTTCGGGCAGACCTCGCGACGGATCGCTGCGACGTCGACCCCTACCTCGGCCGCGAGCTCCTCGAGCTGCGCCTCGCTGAATCGCGCGCGGCGCTGCTGCTGTGATTCGGTCATCGAGAGCGCGATCTCATGGATCGGCACGATGAAGATGTTTGCGGCGACCGATGCTGCTTCGGACATGGCTCTCTCCCCTTACCAACGTAACGGGCGGCGTTTCTTCGGCTTCGGCACGTCCGTCCCGCTGCCCGGGCACGGCGTCGTCGCGACGTCATCCGGCGCGTGCTCGCGAAGACGGTTGCGCCGCGTGATCAGGACCATTCGGTTGCAGTGCGGGCAGCGGTAGCGCGGCCGCTGGACGAAATTCGTCGTCATTCGGACGCGCCTCCCCGCGGCGCGAGCCCGCAACGTTCTTCCCAGCCCTCGGCCCACGGACCGTCTTCCTCATCCGGCCCGCCGTCATCGCTCAGGGCCTCCCATGCAGTACGCATGGCTCGGCAGGACGGGTGCTGCTGCTCACAGCCCTGCCAGTGCGTACTTCCGCGCTCGACGCGCTCGAATGCGTCGATGCATACGCGGAGGGCGGAATAGGCTCTTTCTAGCCTGGACGAAAGCTCCGCAATGCGCCGCTGTAGGGAGAGCTGCGCGGCCTCCGCAGCGTCGACCTCCATCTCTTTCGCGTCGAGCTTGCACCAGGGACACGCCGGATCGTCGTTCCGATCCAGGTGCCTTTCGCAAGCCGGCACCGCCGCGATAGTCGGTCGTTCCATCATCGTTCGCCGAATTGATTGAGCGTGTACTCGATCCCGTCGCCGCGTCGCACGATCAGCCCGCCTCCTCGATCCGCGCGAGCACGGTGTGAACGGACGCCGGCATCGTGAAGCCGGCCGCATGCTTGTGACCGCCGCCGCCGAAATGCGCCGCGATCTCCGAGACGTCGACGGCGCGTTCCCCACGGCTGCGGAGCGAGTACGTCGTGCCATGGGCGTGATTCCAGTAACAGGCCGCGAACGGCTCGCCCACGGCGAGCTCGCCCGCGAGCTCACTCGCGAAGTGATACGGCGCGTTGACGATGGGCACGTCCCAGCCGTAGATCCTGCCCCGGACCACGTTCTCTTTCAGCGCATCGATGATCGTGCGGTAGTAACGGTGAATCGCCTGACCTTCGGCGATTAACGCATCCGGCCCGCAGACGAGAATCGAAGTCCAAGTGACGAAATCCTTCGGATAGGATCGCAGCGCCATCGTGACGAAATCACTGTCCGGCAACTTCCGGCGCCAGAGATCGCGATCCTCGATGTAGTCGATCAGCCACGGCTGCTTTTTCCCTGGAAAGAACACGCTCCAAGCGATCGCCGCACCGCTGTGGTTCATGTCGAAGTGCGTGTAGATATTTCGCCGGCCACATGCTTCGTCCGCCTTCATCGCGTCGAGCACGCCGTCCCAGGTCGGCCGGATCCCATGCGTCAGACAGTCGAAGATGGCGACTTCCATGTATGCGCCCGGCACGAGGTCCTCGGCGGCGCTCTTGTGGTGATCGAGCACGACGATCCCCTTCGCCCGCTTCGCCATCTCGAGGAGCTCGGCCCGTTTGTAGCTGAAATCGACGAGGATCACGGTGCGCCCGGTGACGTCCGGCGGATCCTGTTGATAGACGCCATAGTGGAAATCGACCTCGCCCTTGAGCGCGAGATGAATCACGAAGGCTGCGGCGAAGCCGTCGTCGCAGCCGCCGTGGTAGATGCAGAGCGGTCGGGTCATTACCTCCCCCTTTCGACGTAGCTGATGATCGCGTCACGCGCCTGGTCGAAGCCCCACGCGACGACGCAGCGATAGCCGACGCGCTCGAGCCGAAGCAGCGTGTCGAGTTGATCGGGGCCCGGCTTCTCACCGTTCTCCGCCTTCAGCTCAAGCCGCAGCCCATGGAAACCGCCGACGGGTAGATCGAGCACGTAGTCGGGCCAGCTGCGACGGACGCCCTGGCCCTGGAAGATTGCGGCCTCGATCGGATCTCGGAAGCCGCCGTTCGGAACATGCGCGAAATAGGGCCCGATGCGTGTCCCCGCCGGCAGAATCTCGCCGTGCGTCAGCACGATATCCCGCGGCACCCGATAGAGATCGATCCACCGCACGAGCGCCGCGCCCGCGTCCTGCTCGGGGCGCTGGATCTTTCGTTTCCCGCCGTCGCGGCCCGGCAGCTGGGGAAGATCGTGGCCGAAGGCTTGCTCGAGCTGTCGGCGCACGGCATCGCTCATGTCCGGCAGCAGCGACGGATCCGTGATTCGGAGCGCCATCGGGCCCTCGCGATTCAGAATCCGCTGTAGCGGAGGCGCGACAGCGTGTTCAGCATCTCCGCGGCCTGCGGATGGCGCCGCAACATGTCGAGCGCCTTGTTGACGTCGGCGAGCTGCTGCTCGAGATGCCTCTTGTGCGCCTCGAGCCGCTCCTGCAGCGAAGGCCGCTGAGGGATGGCCACTTCGCCGCTGACTGCCCGGACCGGCTCCTGAGCCACGAACGTGTCGTCTAGCATTCCTCTCTCCGTCCCCGGCCGTTTCTGGTTCGGACCGCCGGCGGGCCGGGTGCCGCGCGGCGTCCGACATGCCCTTCGGCGTCAGAAAGTGACGCTCCGCGTCACTGGGTCAGATGACATAACCGTGACGCGGGTCTCGGAAATCAAGCGCTTGCTGTGTTGGCATACGCCCTGCATAGGACAGGACGTTTCCAGCTCACGGAGTACCCGCACATGCGAAGAACCCAGCAAGGCTTCACATTGATCGAGCTGATGATCGTGGTCGCGATCATCGGCATCCTCGCGGCCCTCGCGATCCCGGCGTATCAGGACTACACGATCCGGGCTCGCGTATCGGAGGGCGTCAATCTCGCGGCGGCGGCCCGCACCGCGGTCGCAGAGTACCGGATCAGTCAGAACGGCTGGCCGGAGGACAACAGCGCGGCGGGGCTCGACTCGAACATCGAGAGCCAGTACGTCGAATCCGTCGACGTAGCGGACGGCGTGATCACGATTCTGTACCGAAATCTCGGTAATAAGGACGCCGACGGCGGTACGATCGTCTTCACGCCGGCTTTCGCGAACGGCTCCGTCGTGTGGCGCTGTGACGACGGCTCGACGCTCGAGCCGAAATGGCGCCCGGCGAACTGCCGCGAAGCGCCCGAGGCCTGGCCTGCGGACGAAGGCTAAGCCGAATCGCAACGGCGAGGACCGTAAACGTCCAGGATCTTTCGAGCGAAAGCTCATTCCCTCGCCGGCGATGGGGGGCCCTCTTCGGAGGGCCTCTCTTTTTCTGCCGATCACGTGCCCGCTCCGTCCTGCTCCGCCGCGGCGTTCGCTCGGAGCTCCGCCTCGAGCGCGTCGAGACGCCTATTCACGCGGTCCTGCTCACCTTCGACCTTCGAAACGGTCGCGGTCGCGCGGATCGTTAAGCGGGCGACGCTGATGCCGCCGCAGTGCCAGCACTCGACCGTCTCGACGTAGTCGCGAAGGTCGGCGCATTCGACGCTGAAGAGCTCGCCGCAACCCTTGTACGGGCAGCGCACGGAGAGCGTGAGCGGCGCGATTCGGATCGTCTGTCGCATGGCTCAGAAAGGGATGTCGTCGTTGAAGTCGGGATCGATCTCGTGCGCCTCATTCTGGTCGTCGAAGGCCTCCTCCGCGCGGCGCTTGAGCTCGCGCGAGGCGGCCTCGCGGATGTCGGGCTTGTCCGTGACATTCGCGACGATCCACTCGAGCGAGCCGCTCGGGACGTCCCGCCAGGGTTTTCCCTTGTGCTTCCCGATCGGGCACTTCTCGGGCAGCCGGCCCGTCGACCATCTCGCGTTACCGCCCGAGGCCTGCTGGCGCGCCCGCTCCTGTCGCGCCGCGCGCGCGGCCTCGTCGGGATCGATCGGAGGCAGACGGCGCTTGAGCTCGGTCGCGAGCCCTGAGAGCCCGACGCAGCGCTTCACCGCGTCGAGATGCGCGCGCTTCGCGGCCTTCTTGAGCGCGTTATTGAGGCTGCCGGCCTCCTCGACCGAGCTCGCGCCGGTGCCCTGCGAGATCGCCGTGCCGCTCGCGGTGTAGAGCTCGCAATCGATCACGACGTCGCGGATCTCGCGGCCCGCGAGCGCAGCGCGGCGAAAGTCGCTCATGCCGACGAACCGCGTGCCGAGCCCGAGCAGGCCGCAGATTTTCTCGGCGCCTTTCTTCGAGATGTCGGGATCCGACCAGTGCGCCGGCGCGATGGACGGCGCACAGTTTCCTCGCGGCCACGGGCCGCCGTGCTCGCACTTCTCGCGCTTCACGAAGTGCGTCTGCACGATGTCCTCGCCGACGACGAGGTTGTCGACGAGCCAGCCGACGAGCGACTGGTAGTTCTCGCCGCGGACCTGAATCTGCTGCTTGAAGACGTCGGGATTCGCATCGAACGGGTTCGCGGGCGGCGGCGGCTCGCGGTATTCGACGACGGCGCCCGAACTCGAGCCCGCGGAGCGCGGCACCGGCACCCGGTCGACGTCGATCGTTTCACCGACCGCGTCGATCGTTTCACCGGCCTCCCTCTCCGTCATGCTCGCCTCCCCTCGCGGTTCATCTGGTAGTAGTCCTCGAGGATTGCCTCGAGCACGAGGATCCGCTCCTCGGCCGTGCGGCGGTCGAGGCGGTTTTTCTTGATGAGCCGCGGATAGACGTATTTCCGCTTCTTGAGCTCGCGCTCGAGCTCGACGATCTTCGCCTGTATCGAGACATCGCTCGTCCGCGGCTTGCCGAAGAGGCTGTGGTTCATTCGGGATCTCGGGCGAGCAGCGAGAGGACGAGATCGATCGCGACCGCCACGGCGGCGAGGATCGGCCACAGCGTGAGGATCATGGCGCGCTCGACCGGATCGCGCTCGTCGCCCTCGTTCGCGTTAACGCCGACGAGGACTGCCCAGCCGCCGAGCAGCCAGAGAAGCAGGACCGTTACCGATAGCGCGAGCTCAAGCGTCGTCATACTCGCTTCTCCGCGACGAGCTGGACGAGCGCCCGCACTTCTTTCTGCAGCGCAGCCACCGCCTGGCGCAGCGATGCGATTTCCGTAGCGAGCCGTTCGGCAACGGTGCGGTCGCGTGTCGCGGCCGGCTCTTGATAGAGCTCGGTCGGCCAAGCCGAGCTGTTCCGAGCGAGGCCCTTGCGCCAATTCCGCGCGCATTCCTCGCACGTGGCAGCTTCGGCCTCGCCGAGTCCGACCCATTCTCCGGCGCCGTCGAGGTCGCCTCGACCGCAGAGCGCGCGGCCGTTGATGACGATATGCACCGTCATTGCTCTAGCCTCGACCGTCGATCGAGCGCGATGCCGAGCTCGGCAATCCGCTCAACGATCTTCGGATTCTCGACACAGAGCCGCGCCGCGTCGAAGACAGCCGCGAGCTGCTCGACAGGCAGGTCGCTCAAGCGCAACCACGTTTGTGGCGGGCAAAGCGTCGCGAGGAACTCGCGGAAGATGTCTTCCTTCGAGCTGAAGTGCTGATACACCAGCGCGCCCGATCGTCGCGAAACGCGACGTATCTCCCGGATCGACGTCGCCGCGTAGCCGCGCTCGAGGAAGAGTTTCGCGGCGACGGAGAGGATCTCCTCCGCGGTCGCCTTCGTCTCGTGCACGGCGCGCTTCCGCTTCATGCGCGATCGCCCTTGTCCCATCGGTTGACCGCCTGCCGGCACGACGAGCACACGCCGCGCCCGGTGTCGACGTCGAGCCGGATCCATCTGCACGTGAGCAATGTGCTCTCGTCGATACAGGCGCGACGATCGGTGCAGCCGCACTCGATACAGACAGCCTCGGGCAGCGCGGCGTGCTCACGCGGCTCGAGTCCCCGAGCCTGCTCCACCTTGCGCCGGATAGGCCCTACTTCCTCGAGCATGCGCGCGATCGTCTGCGCTTCGGTGACCCGTCCTTTCACGCGAGCTGTCCCGAGTCGACCGACCTGCCGGTCTTCGAACTCGATGAGGATCATGTGGATCAGAAACAGCTCGTCGTCGGTGAGGTTCAGTGCCATGGAGCGCCTCTCCTGCTGGCTCACGGCGTAGCTGCCGCACATTGGATTGCCGACGGACGCATTGCCGCCGGATCCTCTGATCAGCGTCCCGAGCGTCGCGAGCGACGCAGCAGTGCGGTCGCTGCCCGCAGCAGCCGAAGGTACACGGACAGCCTTTCGGACCCTTGACGGCGGGACTGCTGCGGCGTGTGCTGCATCGCAAGCGACGCCGGGACATTCGGATCCGATCCGCCGTCGGTTGCGCCGTGCGTGCCACTGGCGCTCGACAGAGCCCGCACGGTGCCGAGCGACGACGGATCGGAAGACGGTGCGATCGGATACTGCGCGAGCCGATCGCGGTAACGGTTACGGTGCACGTCGAAGCGGATCACGGTGCCCATCGCGCCTCACTCTGCCTCGTTCAGCGCATCCCAGATGGCGTCCGCGATACACGCCGTGATCGCGCCGAGCAGCCAGAATCCGGGCGGCGACGTGTATCCCGACAGCTCGAGACAGAGACCGACGAGCACGCCGAGCGCGACGACGATCACGGCGGCGCCTACCCCGCTCATCGCGCGAGCCTCTCGCAGCGCTCGAGGAACGCTTTCACCCGCGGGAGCTCGTCCGCGGCCAGGTGGAAGGCCGCGCGCCCGATCCACAGATCGACCCCGCGCGCGCCGACNNNGACGAGATAGCACTCGTCGACCTTTGCAGTCGCCCATACGATCAGGGCGCCGACGCCGCGAATCGTCGCGGTGATTTCGGTCGTCCCGATCGCCGTGCGTTCACAGCGAAGCTCGAGACGGCGATCGAGCGCCGGGCTCGGCGGCTCGAGCACGAGCTCGGCTTTCCGCTCGACGCCCGCGGGCAACGTCGCGGCCGTCATCGCCCGGCCCTCGCGTTGTAGCGCAGCCAGTCGTCGAGGCCGCTCGGTCCGTCCTCGAGCTCGAGCGCCTCGGCGCGACGAAACGCGGCCTGCACGTCGAGCACCGCGGTCGCGTACTGCTCGCGGGAGACGCCGGCGCGACGCGCGGCATCGCCGAGAGGATCGCGGCCGGCACCTTGCTCGCCCGGCTCGAGCTCAACGGTGCCAGCCGCTATTTGCCGGGGCCCTTGCCCGCAATCACAGGGCATTGGTCTGCAAAGACGTTCGAACTCGCGGAGTTGCTGGAGTGCGCGGACAAGCCCTCGCGGTGAGAGCCTCGGGAGGTCGTCGTGAGCGCTGCGGTTCATGTCGAAGCCCCTACTGGTTTCGCGCGATCCGGGAAGGGTGGACCGGCGGTTTCCCGTCGCCGGTCCGGTGTTTCCCCGGGCTTCGCGCTTGGAAAGGGAAACGGGGCTTACCGTAGGGGTGGCTACCGAGGGTGGCAAGCGGGCGCGCGGTATGCATGAGCAAATTGCTCACGATCGCGAGAGAAAATTTCTAGGCTCTACGTGCACTTACGATGCGTAGTTTCAGGGTCGAGAATATACATTATGCGCAGTTCCGGGCGCGCCGGACGGTGATTACGTAAAACGATTTGCGCAAATCCGCGCGCGGCGCGTCCAGATGCGACGAGATTCGCCATCATCGCGGGTCGCTGTGGATATCCGCTGAGCGACTCCGAGCCTCCATCGTGCAGCACACCTTGTAGCCGCGCGCGCGCGTGCGCGCGCTCGACGGCAGTGGTTCTTGCTGACCTCTGCAGTGATATCTAGATCTACCTATTATTGGGAACGCGTCGAGCTGTGGATAGCTTCGGGGATTGCACAGCGCGACGCGCACTTACGTGCGTTTCGAGCTGTGCATAAGGCTGTGAGCCCGAAATCAGGGCGACCGGCGGCTCGGACGACGATGCGGCCGCGGTCGAACGAGGCGGTAGTACTCGTCGATCCGCGTCCGCATCGTCGCGGAGTCAAGGTCGCGCGGATCCTCCCCGGGAAGCAGGAAGGTCACGATCGAGCCTTGCCGGTACGGCGGCGCCGACCAGTCGACGGGTTGCCCGTTGACATCGCGTGTCAAGCGCCGCCGCGAGCTCGGTCGGTCAGCCACTACCCTGCAGAGTTCGAGCAACCGGAGGGACGATCGGCGCCGGATCGATCCGTCGAATCGCTCGCAGTCGTGTCAGCAGTCGATCGACGGCCTCGAGGTCGGCGGGATCCAGGTCGAAGCCGGCCGACCGCGCCGCCGCGCGTTCACGCTCGCGTAGCCCCGCGACCTCGACCTCGAGCGCTTGCAGCCTCCCAAGCTTCCATGGCAACGCGAGCAGTTCGCCCGGCGTGAACCCCGTTGCGGGCGTCGCGTACGCGTCCGGCGGAAACAGCTGGCCGCGGCGCGAACAGAGCCGCCAGCCTCGCCAGCGAGGATCGATCAGACCGAGTTCCCCTTCGATCTCGAGACGCGCAAGCCGAAGAATCTCCGGCGGCCAGTTACGATGCCTGCGCCATCGCGCGATCGTCGTGCGATGCCGCCCGGTGCATTGCTGCACCCATTCGTCGGTGAAAAACGCCATCGTTATCGTTCTCCTTACCTGGTTCACTCTGCCGTTTTCTCTCTGTGTCGTTAGCAGAGCTAAAAAGCTGAGGCTCGCTATGAGCGTTCAGCCCCCGACGTGAGCGAGGTCACGTCGCGGCCGTGAATCTTGCACGAAATCCCGGCCGCGGGTATCACTTTCGCGCTGGCGCTCGCTCACCGTCCTGACCGAGGATACGCCATAATGTCAGCTAACCGCTTGATCGAAATCACGAAACGCACCGCCAAAGTCACGAACCTGAACGCGAAGCCCGAGCGCCACGGAGACGAGAACGAGAAGCGCGTCGACCTCTCCCTTGCGATCGTCGTCAACGATCACGAACTCGATCCGATCGTGCGGACGAGATGGGAGGACGCCTCGAAAGTGCTCTGGGACGAGAAAGGCGAGCCGCAGTTTCTCGATATCGACGAGTTCGCGCTCGACCGTTCCATCGAGGGCGAAGTGACCCTCGGCCTCCACAACGCGAAGAAAACGCGCGTCGTGCCGGCGACGATGAAGAAACTGCGGCTGCGCCCGATGCTCGGCCGCGAGGCCGAGCTCGCGTTTCAGGTCCGCTTCGATCCGTCTGGATTCGCCGACGAGCTGCTCGATATGCAGGCCGACGAGCAGTGCCAGTTCGCGTTCGTCGCGGCCGACAAGCCGAAAGCCGAGACCGAGCAGCAGCAGCAGCTCGTGTAAACGAAACGGCCGCCCTCGAGGCGGCCGTTCGCTTTGCGGAAGCGTGTAGATCGGGATCGTCGTTATCGCGCCCGCAGTCTGTCGCTGTCCGCGACGATGCGCGCGTGCACATCGTCCCACATCTCAAGCGAGACGTTGCCGTCGTTCGCTGCAAGCGCCTCTGCGACACCCCGCATGTGCTCGTCGACGTCGACGCCCGACTCGAGGCCCGCGGCGAGCAACCGCAGCGCCTCGGCCTGCTTCGCGTAGCCCTGCAGGCCGAACAGCATCGCAAGGCTTCGGACGGAGATGATTGCGAGAAGTCTCGGATCCATGCTTAGCGCCCTCGTACTGCGTTGATGAAGTCAGAGACGACGAGAGCCGCCTCCGCGAGCGCTTCCTGTAATGCGGCTTCGTTCTCGGCGTTTCGGACCGCGTTGTACGCATCGACGGCGCGGCGCAGCTCGAGCACGACGGGCGTCGCACGACGCTCGGCTAGTTGCATGAGCTCGACATGCTCGCGGGGCGCGCCCGCGTCCGCAAGTTCGTTAGCCTCACGAAGCAGAGCCGCGTAATGCTCTGATATTACGAAGGCTTTCGCTTCGAGCGTTTCCGCCGTGTCGTACGCGAGCCGCGTGCCGGAGCAAGCCACGAGAATCACGGTCGCGATCGCCGCGACGGCGATGAGCCCGAACACGGACTGCGGTCGAAAGATTGCGCTTGTCACTCGGTTTACCTCCTTGGTTGTGGTCACTCAGGACGGCGTGCGCGTTCTGCGGCGCGATTCGCGGCCTCGAGCCGCTGCACGCGTTCCGCGAGCTCACGCACCGAGCGCGCCGTGTCGGAATTCGCATTGATGGCCGCCGTGTACTGCGACTGCAGCGTCGTGAAGCGCTCCTCGATCCGCGCCATCGTGATCGAGAGCTGATATAGCGTCGATCCCATCCACAGCAGCATCCCGCCCGTGCAGACGGACCCGACGCCGAGGAGCCAGGTCACGAATCGATTGATCGCGTCCGGTGAGCTCGCCATCGCGGGCCCCTCACCGCGGCGCCTCGGGCTCAGCCGGCGGCTTCGGCTCGAGCGGCTTCTTGTCGGCCCGCTCGCGCTGGAACCAGAAAAAGAGCACGAGCAAGAGCGCCTGCGCGAGGAGTTCCATCGGCAAGGATTTGAGCAGCCCGAGACCCTGCAAGATCAGCAGCGCGAAGAAGCCGACCAGAAAGAGATAGCTCACGTTGCGCTGCGTCTTCGCAATGAACAGTTCTCGCTCTTCCACGGCCCCTCCCTACGTTGTGACCTCGCCGACGTCGCCGGTCGCGCCCTCGAGCGCATCCATGAGGGACCAGAGCCGCGTCCAGCTGAAGTTATCGCCCTGCCCGTCCTTCCGGCCGCTCGGATCGTATTTCGGATCCGCCGACATGCCCGCCTGAAGCGCGGCCCATCGCACGGTGTCGTGCCCTGCGATGTTCTGCCGCGGAAAGCCGTAGCGTGCGCGGAGATCGACGAGCAGCTTCGCGAGCTCGGTGTACTGCTCGTCGGTGAAGCCCGACGTGATCGTGCCGACGAGCTCGATGCCGAGCGTCCAGCGATTGCAGTGCGGCCGCCCGTTCAGGATCGACGCGCCTGCGTGATAGGCCTCCTGATCGTACTCGACGAGCTTCCACGTCTCGCCGTCGCGGCCGACGAGCAGATGCGCGCTCGCGTACATGCGCCCATCGGGCCACTTGCCCGTCGTCATGTACCACTGCCGCGCCATCTTCGGCCGGTTCAGGTCGAGAAAGAGGTTGCGGCAGGCCTCGAGCTCGAACTGCCGATCGCGGTCGACGTTGCGCGCCGAGAAGTAGTGCACGATCACGCCCCCGACTTCTTTCAGCGGACGGCTCGGCGTGCAGTAGGACGGCAGGAGCTTGCTACGCATGGAATTTCCTCGAGCGCAAGCTTACGACGGATACTTCCGCATCAGGGCCCAGAGCGCGACATAAGAGGGCTCGAGCTGCACCGTATGGAAGTGATCCGGCACCGAAGAGATGCTGTGGGCGTGCGGATCCCCGCCGCCCGTGTCCTCGACGAGCTGAGTCGCGGTCGCGCCCGCGTCCTCGTAGTAGGCAGTCGTCACCGCAGCGGTGCGGCCCGCGACGCTGCGCGTTTGCGGCGAATTCAGCCCGTGCGTCGCCGTCGTGTCCTGCGAGCTATCGCCGAGGAGCCTATGGTGATGCTCCGGGATCTCGGCGATCGTCAGCGTATGGTCGCCCGTTTGCCCGCCATGGTCGTGGCCGCCGGCCTGCGACGTGTTGACGGCGTCGAGCGATCCGCCCGTCTGACCGGAGATCAAGCTGCCGCCCGCGATCCGTAGATAGCGATCGCGCGCGTCCGGCGTGCCGTTCTCGCCGTTCAGCACTTGCCAGAGCTCAGGCGGATAGGCCGCATCCCGATCCTGCGCTGTGCCGTGGAACCACATCACCGTCCCCGGAGGATAATCGCGGGCCGCGAGATACGGGTCGACGTCGTANANCAGCACGTCGTCCGCATCGTGAAGCAGCACACGATACGTCGTGAGCGGGTCCAGATAGATCGGCGGGAAGCGGCCGGATGCGTCGGCCTCGACGGGATTCGAGAGCGGTGTCTGCAGCGCCGCGTCCGCGTACACGGTTGCCGGCGTCGTCGTGCCCGACGCGTAGAACGTGAGCTTTGCGCCCGGCATGATGTCGCCGGGCGGCGTGAGCGGACGCGCGGTCGGCTCGAAGAAGAGATACGCTGTCACGCTCCCTCCGGACGATGTGTCAGCATGAACTGGAAACGCCACATCCGATTCATGCCGATCTGGACAAGTCTATATTCCTCGAGATCGTCCGCGAGTTCGATTTCCGTCTCGAATCTATCGCGGAGCTGCCGATAGCAGAGCCTGCCGCTGACCATGTACGCGACGATCGTATCCGTGACCCCCGTCAGCGCTTGGGAATCTCGCACATCGTCCAACGCGCACCGCACATCGCGCACCCCAGCGGGTAGCTCGATATTCCGGTAATCCGGGATGACCGGATCCCACCATCGCAAGAACGCATCGCCTTCGGTGTCCACCCAGGCGAGCACGATGTTCATGTTCGTATCGAACGAGCCCGCGCATTGCACCGGCAGTGGCTCGATTGTGTAGACGAACGTTTCGGCAACGGTGTCGGGGACACCGACGAATACCTCGCCGGTCTCGGCATCAATCCGAAACCGCCAGTCGTACAGGTCCAGTCCAAGGGTAGGATCCTGGATTCCGATGCCACCGCGTTCGTAAAACTCGAATGGCTCGGGCAGATGATCCCGAGGCGCGAGGAAGCGACCGGTNATAGAGCGCGTCACGAGTTCACCGTCGACAGGCAGCGCCATCGGTTAGACCCTGGTCACACCAGAAGTGAATGTCAGAGTCAAGATCCGCTGTACTTGGTCCTCGAATTTTGGGATCGGAGGATCGATCATGAATTTGTAACCGCGGCGAGCAATCGCCCCTGACTGATNACNCACACGGATTCCTGATATCCCGTTTACATGGTTCCAGNCACTGAGCCCGACCGTGATCTGATGCGTTTGGGTCCAGACTATGCCATCGTCGGAAAGGGACGGGTTATCTTGATGAACACTATTACCGATGAAGGTCCCATCGCCAAAAGCTAAATCCGTGACGCTCCCAAGATCGGTGACGTCTCGATATGCGGCGTAGGCGCAATCGGTCCTGCCGAGCACCCCTAAGGTGTATACGGCGTCCAAATTCAATCCGGCCATCGAACATACGTAGTCATGAGAACCGCTGCCGGCAGACCCGCCAATAGTGAACGATCCGTTGGCCTCTCCGAGGAAGGGATAGGCGTACAGAACGTGCGTCACGCGCAGCTGATCCTCGCTCGTGACGGGAAAGGTCGTCGGATTCCCTTGTTCGTCCCGCACCAAATCGAGGAAGGTCGCATTGTTACCCGACGAACTGGTGAAAAAGCCAACTTCCGTGATGTTGCCGGTGATTGCGCCGAGCGTGAATTGTTTCGTCGCCGTGAGCACCTCGCGGTAGCCGTTGGATCCCATTGTGTCTCGCTGAACGGTAGCCGAGACGGTACTGTTAGTGCGCGAGCCTACCTGATTGCTCAATGCGGTCGANGATCCGGTGAACGGCGTTGTGCCGGTACCAACGCCTGCATAGTTGTGCAACGTGCCATTGNNTAGAGTCCATATATTCGCCATCCCGATATCGGTGATGACCTGCTTCCACCGCATGCGGCGCCGCGGCTGGCCGTAACGATTACAAGCCTCGAGGATCATATAACCCTCGACCCCGGCCACGGGGCCGCGAAGCTCGCTTTCCAGTATCCGCACTCGCGGAACCCAAATTCTCGGACCGTTGCTCTCCGTCATGTCGTCATCGTCCCCGATTCAATTGCGCCGCCTGTCGCCTCCACGGCCTCGGGCGGCCAGTTCTGATACGTCACAATCGGCGCAATCATTGAGCCGCTATCGATCGCAGCGCCGACCGCCTCGACACTCTCCGGAGGCCATTCGTCGTACGTAATGATTGGCTCTCGCATTTCTCCACTGTCGACCGCCGCGCCGGTGCCGATGACGGCCTCGGGCGGCCACTGGTCGTACGTGATAACGGGCTCGCGCATCTCGCCTAAGGCGATCCGACCGGCAAGCGCCGTCACGATCGATTCGAACCAGGGAGCCCCACCCTTGGGGATTGCCGCGCCCGTCGCGATTGCGCTGTCGGCGTGCTCGTATGCGTATGCTTTGCTCGTGAGCAAAAGCATGCCGCACTCGCAGACGTAAGGATCGACGTCGAGCAGCAACTCGCCGCGGCGATCGGTGAGGCGCACCCGGTACGTAATGTCATCGTCGAGATAGACCGGCGGGAAGAAGCCGCCCGAGTCCGCGACCAGCGGATTCGGATGCGGCACGGTGAGCTCGGCGTCGGCGTACGTCCTCGCCGGCGTCTCCGTTTCCGTGATCGAGAAGATGAGCCGCGCGCCNGCGAGCGGCCGGCCCGATTCGTCGAGCGCTTGGTGCTTCGGGCCGCGAAACAGGTACGGGGGATCCGTGCAGTCGCAAAGGTACGGATCGATATCCCAGCGCAGCACACCCTCGGCCGTGTGGAGCATCACGCGATAGCGCGGCGTCGGGTCATAGGCGAGATAGATCAGCGGGAAGCGCCCTTCCTCGTCCGCGACGACGCGGCCGCGGTTGTCCGAGAGTTCGGTATCGAGTTCCTGATCCGTGTACACGGGCTTGGGGACCGTCGTGCCCGGCCGCAAGAAAGTCAGCACGGCTCCGGGCAACGGCCTCCCCGCATCGTCGAGCGCCTGAAAGCCATCGAGGATCGGCGTCAGAAACAGCAGCGACACGATCAATCCCCACATGCTCGAGCTCGGTTCGTCACCGCTCCTCGTCCGTCATCGTGGTTCGGAAGCCCGTACGCATCGCCTGACCGCCGAGGATCCGCAACGTCTCCGACGGAAGCTCTTCGATTGCCGCGATCACTGATCGCTCTCCTCGGTCTTGAGCTCCTCGTACTTCCGGCGGAAAGGCCGCAGCTTCATCAGCGCGTCGATCTCCTCGAGCAGCGCGTTCGGCCGCTCTCGGCGCGCCGCCAGCTCAAGCCGACGCCGGACCTCGGGGCCGAAGGCGTCGGGATCCTCAACGATCTTCGCGACGATCTCGCCGTAGTGCCGCTCACCGCGTTCGTCCGCGCTCTTCAGCTGAGAGACGACAGACGCAATACCTGCCCTCGAAGCCGCGCTTATCGCGTCGGCCACCCGGTTCGCCTCCGATCCTCGGCCGGCTCCCGCGAGAGTCGCGATGATCCCAAGCCCGTAGGCCGCGACGAGCTCTCGAATCGTCTCGTCTTTCGATGTGAACGCATCCTGCGGGCCCGGCGCGACCGCGCGATACATCTCGTGCCCGAGCCAAAGCGTCGCGAACGATTTGAACGGTGCTTTGCGGACTGCTTCCTTCGCGGTCAGAGCGAGACTGCCGCCAGCCTGAATACCCGCACTCCACGCCGCGATTTCCGCAGGATCGGCGTCGCTCAGCGCGCCGATCAGCGCACCCTCGAAACCGGCTTCGGCGCTGCGGCCGAGGCCGCGCATGAGCTTTGCGGTCGCCGTATCGGCGATTTTTCGCGCCTCGGGCACGACGCGCGACGGATCCGCTCGTCGCAGCAGCGCTCGCAGGCCCGGGCGGCCGCTTACAAGCGTCGCGATGTCGCCCGCGACCTCGCCGACGGCCGTCGCAATCGGATGATCTTCGGCCTCAAGCGCGACGGCTTCGTCGGCGCGTTCACGAGCGAGGGGCACGCCCTCGCTCAGCGAGCGCCTTTCCGTGATCGCGCTCGGCAGTTGCCGCACCGTTTCGGCGGCGCGCAACACGTCTTGTGCACTCGGGTTCGGCCATTGCCGAAGCACGTTTGCCGGAAATTGCTGCTCTTGCGACCGCCGCGCTTCGCCGAATCGCCGGCCCAGCTCGAGCGGCTCGCCGCGTAGCGCAGCCCCCGCCGCGCCCGCGCCCGCCTCAAGCGCCGCGCCCCCGACCGCGAGGAGCTCCCCAACAGCATGCGGTATGCCGAGCACGTTGCCGATGAACTCGGCCGCGGCGGTACGCAAGCCGACGTCGAAAGATCTCATTCGATCCGCCGGACGCGACTCAGGCACGCCGCTCAATGCAGCGTCTCTCGTTTCCGTTGAAGCGGTCTCGCCCCCGGACGGATCCTGCGGAATCAACCCCCGACGCCGCGCCTCGGCGAGCAGTTCTTCGCGCGTGATGCTCATTCCCCGCGCTCCATCTGTTGCAGGAGGCTCAAGATCTCCTCGTCGCTCATGTCCTGCACGCGTGTCGTCGAGGAGGGCTGACGAGTAAGCGGCTCCATCTCGCCCGCCTGAATCTTGTTGTAGTTACGCAGCCCGATCGTGATGTACTCGCGCAGCCTGCGGAGTTTTTGCTGCGCGACCTCTCGGGTATCGGGCAGCGGGAACGTGCGGGGGAAGCTACCGAGAGCACGCTGTACGTCGCCTTCGGCGAGCGCACCGGTCTCGCCGAAGAGCCGCACGATCGGTGCGAGCGAGCTCCTGACACGGTCCTCGTACAGCGCTGCCGACGGATCGTNCTGCGTCAGCATGCTGAGACCGTGCAGCAACGCGGCACCCGCACGGTTGACGAAACCGGGCTCGACATTCGTGAAGAGACCGCCAGGGCCGAGCGCAAGCTGCTCGACTTCGTCGAGGATTGCCAATGCGGCCTCTTGTTGCAGACCTCGCTGCTGCTCGGCCGGCGATACCACCTGCGCCCCCATCTCGCGCGCCTGCTGGAACGTGGTGCCGATCGGGACCGGCGACCCATCGGGCAGACGGACGTTCTGAATCTGCGAGACCGGGATCGGTTCGTTCAGCTTGTCGCCGATATTGATCGTCGTGCCGCCGCCCGCGAGCTTCAGCACCTCTTCGTCAGTGAGACGTCGGCCGAGATACGTTTCGACGGTGCCGAGCTTGCGCCCGAACGTGTCCGTGCGCTCGCCCTCTGTCGCGAGCGGCGCGAGCGTGTCCGCCGCCCACTGAGCGATCAGCCGCGCTTCCTCGTCCGAGATGCCATCCTCCGGATCGATCAGACCTGCATCAATGAGTTGCTGCTGAAAGCGGCCGTCCTCGTCGAGGAGTCGCAACGCGAGCGCGGGATTGTCCGACGTCAGAACATGTTGCGCCGCCGCGTACTCCCGGCGCGCCTGTTCCTGCCGCTCGAGCCGCGCGAGCTCGTTCTGCGTCTGCTCGAGCGTGAGCAGCGTCGAGGCGGTCGCCGGATCCGCGGCGATGACCTGGTTCAGCGCATTGCGCCGCTCGGCTTCGGGGGAGGCAACGTATTGCGCGAGCGCGTTCCGCGTCGCGACGTCGCGCCCGATCGCGTCCATGATCAAGGCCTCCTCGAGGCCTCGCCCCTGGCCCGCGAGGAAGGCCTGCCCGATGCTCGCGATGAGAGTCGGATCGATCGCCATCGTCGGAGGCCTCCGTTACGGTGAGACCAGGGGCGGCGCGACGCGCAAGCCCGGTGCACGGAAGCGAGGCACCGTCACGGGCAGCGTCCCCATCACCGAGGTCGTCGCGGCAGCGGTCGACGGCGTCGTCGCCGGCACGGTCGTCGTGCCCCCGGGCCGCAGCAGCTGCGCGAGCTGGTTGCGCGCGAGCTGCTGCCCGAGGATCCCCGACATGCCGCTGAGTGCAGCGATCAGCGCATTCGCTCGCTGCTCGCGGCCCGCGGCGATCGCCTCGCCCGAGCCGAGTCGGAAGCCCGCCTGCTGCTCGCCGAGCGTCGTGAGCATGTCCGCGAGCGCCGCGTCGACGCCCTGGCTTTGGAGGCCGAGGAGCGTCGCCAGGTAGTTCTGATAGGTCTGATCGGCGAGGCCCGTCCCGAAGCGCGTGAGCTCGGCGAGCGTGTTGCCCGAGACGAGGCCTCCGCCCGCGGCCGCGGCTCGCTCGATCGCGCGTTGCCCCTCCTCGAGCGCGAACTGATACCCAGGCGTCGAGCGGAAGAGGNCGAAGTCCGGCGCTTCGCCACCGAGGCCGAGCAGGGCGTTTACGCGCTCGATCGCCTGTTGCTCCTGCCGGAGGCGCGGGTCGAGGATGTCGCGGCTTTCCTCGAACGCACGCTGCACCATCGCCGACGCGTCGGCGAAGGCCGCTGCCCGCTCACGCGCCGCGCGTTTCGCGCCCCGGCCGCCGAGGAGGCCTCCGAGCGCCTGCATACCGAGACTTGCTGCGAGCTGCCACGCCATCTATTCGTCCCCTTCGTCAAACGCCGGCGGCATTCCGTCGGCCACCATGAGCGCGTTGCAGCCCCGATGAATCAGCGCGTGCCAGCGCGCACGCGTGATCACGTCGGAAAGCCGTTGCTCCCAGAAATCGTCGACGCGGCAGATGAGCGGCCGCGTCTCGTAGATCCGGCAGCGGTTCTCTTCGTCGAGGTGCACGCAACGTCCTGTCTTGTCGACGAGCTCAGGCGGGAAATGCGGGATGTCGCCGGCTCGACGGCAGCAGGCGCCGCAGCGAACGCACTTGAAGCGCTCGGCGTCGCCCGCTGCCAGCACGCGTCAACGGCCGCGCTTCTTCGCGCCGCCCTGCATCGTCGCGGGCTTCGCCGGGCCCCTCGACTTCAGCGCCGGCCGCGGATTCGGACCGAACCGCTTCGCGTTGCTCTTCGCTGAACCGCCCTTCGGCATCGTCGTCTCTCCTCTGTCAGCTGACGGTGACCTTTCTTCCGCGCGCCCCCCGGGGAAACGCCGATCACTACCGCTTGACCGGGCCGCCGCGGCTCGTGTGCGTCGTGCCCTTGCCGTACGTGCGCTCCGTCGAGCGGGTGCTGCGCGTACGGGCCGTCGACTTCGTGCTGCGCGTGCGCTCCGTCGGGCGCGTGCTGCGAGTGCGTTTCGTCGTCGCCATCTCTCGATCTCCCTATGGATTGAGGTTCTCGATCGCGATCTCGCCCGATTGCGATGTATCGAGCGAGATCCCGTCGCCCGCGACGAGCTGCCGCGAGTTCTGAAGCGTCACGGTCTCGTCGTCGACCGTGACGAATGTCTGAGGCAGGAGCGACGCGACGTCGACCCATGCGGGCGCGCCGCTCGAAAGCGTGAGCACCTGGCCGTCTGTTCCACGTGGAAGCAGGGCCCAGCCCGACGCCGATCGATACAGGATGTCGCCTTCGGCGGCGCTGCCGAGCATGTCCAGAAGATCGGAGAGGTTCGTCCACTCGAGCTCCGTCGCGCCGCCGCCGGCATCTGTCGACGCGAGGACCTCGCCCGGGCCCGTCGGCTCGAGCGCCTCAACCGGCGCCTCGCCGTCCTCGACCGCGGCCGCGGCGCCGAGCACGGACGGCGCCGGGACGGGATCGAACATGTCGAGCGAGAGCGGCGCGAATCTCAGTTCGCTGTCGATCCGCGCGAGCACGGTATTGTCGGCCGAGGCTGTGATCGCCTCGAGGCCGGCGATGGCCTCGTCGCGCGGTGCGCCGATCACGGACAGGCCGATCGTCGGGCGCAGCTTCGCGTACGGGATCCCTACGTCCTTGATGCGGATCTCGATCCTGTTGCCGGCGCCGCCGTCGACGAGCTCGAGCACGCCGGTCTCGGCGGTGAGCTGCCGGGCTTGATCAAGCTGCGAGGGCAGCACCGTGATGACCGAGGCCTGCACGAGCTCCTCGACGTCGTCCGAGGCCGAGATGACGGCCGGGCCGTCCGGCGTCGATTCGATCGAGAGGCCGGCGCCCGCTTGCGCGTTTCGCGCATCCGCGAGGGATAGCACGTCGCGCACGAACCATTCGAACCACCGCGGATCCCAGCGCTCGGGGATGCGAAGCGGAATGCGATCGAGCCCGCTCACAGCCGCATGCCCTCCCCTTCGATCACCGTGTCGAAGACGAAGAGCGGCACCGGATCCGTGACCTCGATCTGGTACACGCGGTCACGGGAGCTCCCGCAGTTCCACCACACGGCCCGCGCCTTGTACTTGCCCATCTGGCCGAGCGAGCGCGTCGGCCGCGCGCGCCACGTCTCGCCGCCGTCGTCGCTGACTTTGAGCGTCGCGAGCGGGTTCTGCCCTTGCCCGACCGTGACGCCGTGTCCGGCGTTGAAGACGATCTCGAAGCGCCGATGCGAGGCGCGGTTTCGCTCCGCGTACACGGGCTGATAGGTCCACGCGACCCGCTGCGGCTCGCCCCACTCCTCGTGCGTGTCGGGATCGAGGATCCCGATCTTGCCCGAGTGCGCGTCGCCGACGAGCTGCATGCCGTAGGCCTTGATCAGCACGTTCGCGCGCCAGCGACCGTATCCGAGCGACTCGCGCTCGTGCCACTCGCCGGTCGTCGTATCGAACACGAGCGTGCGGCCCGCATTCGGGAGCTGCAGCGCGTAGAAGTGATGTCCTTCCTGCGAGTACGTCAGCGCGAAGGCATCGCCGATCGTCGAGCGCTGCAGAATCGCCTCGATGCCGTGCTGGCTCACGCGCTGCGGCGCGGTGCCCGCCTGGCGGCGAACGGTGAGATCGCTCGCGAGCCAGTAGATCGCAGAGTCCTGTTTGCCGGGGCTGTGGGCCGCGGCGCAGCCGAGCTCGATCAATCCGCCGGGGGAGCGTGCGAAAGGCGAGCCCGTCGGTCGCGCCGCGTTATACCAGAATTCCGTCGTCTCGGTCCCGAAGAGCACGAGCTCGCGGTGATCGACGAGGAGCGAAATGAGCGGATCCGGCGCGCCGTCCGCGGTCGAAAAGTCGAGCGCGTTGAACGTGACGGCGTTCAGCCCCGAATTGAAAAACGCGCTCGTCCCAGGCCGCACGAATACGAAATAGCCGTCGACGAAGGCGACGTCGGACGCACTCCAGTCGAGGAAGACCGGATCGCTGATCTGCGAGACGCTCGTGCCGTCGAAGTGATAGGCGCTGTGCTCCTGCGGGCGGACGATGACGATATCGTTGCCGTTCGTCGCCATGCGCACGCGCTCGGCGCCCGCGACCGATCCCGTCACGGCCGTCGCATTGCCGTTCGGCGCGATCTCATAGAGCTCCTCGCCCGAGAGCGCGTAGAGCGTCTGGTCGCGCAGGATCGCCCCGCGAATCGGTCCTTCTCCGATCTCGATCCACGGCTTGATTCCCGGCGCGCGCCGGAGGATCACGGGCCCCTTGGTGGAGTCGCGCGGCGCCTGCTCGGCGAAGACGTTCAGCAGCCGCGACGAGCTCGCGGCCGGGCTCGGCAGCCGGTAGGAAGCGATCGGAAGCGGCAGCTGCACAGCATCACTCCATCGGCCACGTGTAGAAGTGCGGATAGCCCGACGGATACGGCAGATGATCGAGCGTCATCTCCGTCTGCGGCGAATACCGCTTCACGATGCCGGTGTAGGTCTGCTCGGCGATTCGCTGCGCATCCGGCAGGAGCTCGACGCCGTACTCGCCGGCGAGCTCGCGGGCCAGGCTGTACTTGATCCCGCGCTGATCCTTGATGTCGATCGGCAGCTCGTCGTCGAGCTCGTCGACGACGTGCCACGGGATACGGACGCCGTCCGCGATCCACTGCGCGATCATCTGATTGAGCGAGCGCAGCGCCGCGACGCCCTGCTCGGCCGAAGGCGTTTCGTTCTCGTCGATGATGTTCGCGACGCGGAGCGCGTCCGTGATCATGTCGATCGCCGTCAAGCTCATGCCGCGCTGCTCCTCGTGACGCGGGGCAGCCCCTCGATGCCTTGCTTCGCCCAGCGCTCGAGCTCACGGCCGAGATGCCCGCCCCATTCCTTGAGACCGCAGTGCTTGAAGCCGATGTCGGGATCGACCCAGAGATCGAAGCCCGCCCGCCGCAGCTTGTGGCTCAGCACAACGTCCTCGCCGAGCAGGATCGACTTACCGCCCCGCTCCGCGAGCTCGAGGTCGAAGATGTGTTTGGTCGCGAGCTCGCGCCCCTCGTGGAGATGCATGTACGTCGGCGCCGTCTCGGCGAGCGCTTCCATCGCGCGACGCGACACGAGCAGGAATCCGGTTGGCACCATCCGCGCCTCGAGGAGACCGCCTTCGGTGCGGCCGGTCGGCTCGAACGGGAACCAAGCAGGATCCGACTTGACCGGATAGACGCCCGCGACGACGTCCTTCGCGTGCGACAGCAGCTTCAGGACGCCCCGCGGATCGAAGCCCAGGTCGCCATCGAGCCAGAGAATGTGCGTGTATCGCGGCTCGTCGAGGAACCGCTGCGCGAGGTAGTTGCGCGCGTACTGGATGAGCGTGAAGCGGGCGGCCATCTCGAGCTCGAGCTCGACGCCATGCTGAGCGCAGAGGAGCACCGCCGTCATCAGCGACTCGACGTAGCGCCAGTGCACCGTCGCGTCATACGTCGGCGTCGCGATCATGATCCGCGCGACCGGGCCCGCGGGCACCGTCCGCTCGGGCGCGGGCGCAAGCGCCGAGCTGACCGCATGAGCGAGCGGCGTCGCCTTCACGCCGCAGCCCTCGCCAGATGCGGAGCGACGACGGCAATCCGCCCGAGGTTGATCGCATTCGGCCAGCGCTCGTAGAACGCGTCCTGGCGGTCGGCGTTGTCGAACAGAATCACCGCCTGCTCGATGCGGCTGCCGAGATAATCGCGGACCCTATGCCGGATCGAGCCGTCGCGGCCATCCGGCTGCCGGAAGGCAGGCCCGTCCGAGAGCACGAAATCGAACTTCTGGGGCAGGCCCGCCGGGATCCGATACCACCGCCCGTGCGGACCGTCGACGAGCGGGGCGTCGTGCACGACGACGTTCGTGAGGCCGTAGCGCTTCGCTGCCATGCGGACGCGGATCGCCCACTCGGGCGAGTCCTCGAGCGCGTGGATCTCGGCGCCCGGGTTTCGCGCCGCCATGATGAGCGTCGAGACGCCGGAGCCGAGCTCGAGCACGCTGCGCTTGCCCTCGACCATGCGCGCGACCGCGATGAGGCCTTCGGGCGGCATCTGGTAGCGATTCGCCCAGAGGTACGCGACCTCGCGGCACGCGCGCGTGATCGCATCATCGTCCGCGGCCGTCCTGATCACATCGAGCGCGTAGCCGAAGTCGCCCTCGCGCTTACGCAGCCACGCGCCGAGTGTGCCCGACGCGGGCCCGTGCTCGAACCAGAGCTCGGGATCCACGTAAATCCTGAATCCCGCCTCGCGCGCCTTCTTGCAGAAATAGTAATCGCCGCCGCAGCGCTTGCCTTCGTGAAACCCGCGTTCGAAGAAGATCGCGGTCGGCGCCGTGTCCTCGCGGCGCGCCCAGAACTTTTGCTGATGCGGCTCGAGCGCCTCGAAGACGCGGCGGCGGATCCGCATGAAGCCCGTCGGCGCGGCCTTGACCTCGATGAGGCCTCGCTCGTCTTTCTCGATCGGTCCCGGCAGCCAGCGAAGCGGATACGAGAGCTCGACCTTCTTCTGCGGATAGCTGCCCGCGACGATGTCGGCGTCATGCGAGAGCAGCTGCCGCAGCGCGCCCGGTTCGAAACCGAGGTCCGCATCGATGAAGACCAGGTCCGACGCCTGCGAGTCGAGAAACTGTCGAACGAGCATGTTGCGCGCGTCGTCGACGTGGCAGCAGTACGCGAGCACGGCGAGCTCGGCGTCGAGCGCGCGCGTCGCTTCGAAGAGCGAGAAAAGCGTCAGCGGAGAGACGGCGTTATAGGCTGGGATCGCGATGAAGGCTGCGGAGCCGCGATGGCTCCGCAGCAGCGTAATAGCGCTCATGGCTCAGCTGACGTTTGAATCGATCAGCCCGTAGGCCTGTAGCGCCTTCAGCAGATTCGAGACCGTTGTCGCGAGCGCAGTTGTCGTCGCCGTGGTCGTCGTGACCAGGTTGACCGTCTGCTTCGGGATCGGTTCCGCGCCGAAGAAGCCGGCGAGGCCGCCCGCGCCGAGCTGCGCTCCGTAATGATCCTTCGCACCACCTGACATGTCGCGTACTCCCCGTTCAGGTTGAGACCGAAAGCCCGGCGCTTAGCCCGCCGCGCGCAAGTGCGTATGCCGCACCGCCCACTCGGGATACACGACGGCGTATCCGTAAGCGATGTCGAGCCGGCACGGGAAACTCCCATGCGTGATATCGCCCTGGCGCCAGATGCGCATCGAAAGCCCGTCCATGACCTCGCGGCCGCCCCATGCGCCGTACTGGCTCGGATCCTCGAGGTCCGCGGTGACGAAGACCGCGAAATCTCGATGGAACATCAGGTTCTGGCCGTAGATGATCTGCGAGCTCCCGTCGTCGGACATCGCGACGCCGTGGAACGTGATCGGCGCGTTGTTCGCGATCGGCGCCGAGACGTTCTGGTACGCGCCCGAGAGGATCGGCACGGGGGTGATCGGGAGCGTGCCCGAAGTCGTCAAGTTCGTGTCCTCGTAGACGACGAAGCGCTTCAGATAGCCGGTCGGCAGCCGCGTCTCGGGGTGCACGTCGTAGACGCCCGCGATCGTCAGGATGTCGCCCTTCTTGAGGCTCGCCGTGCCGAAGCCCGCGATCTTGAGCTCGAAATAGTCGTCCTCGGGCCACGCGTTGCCAGTGCCGTCGAAGCCGGTATCGGCGGCCGTCGTCGTGACGGCGACCGGCGCTGCGGTCGACGACGTGATCACGCCAGCAACGTGCGCCGGAATGATCGTGTTCTCGTACACGTCGTAGCCGGCCGTCCGGCCGACGATGCCCTCGACGTACTGTTCCGCGATGCTGTCCGAATCCTGGAACAGCCCCTTCGTGTCGTTGATCAGCGCGACCGTCGACTCCGAGTTCAGCACCGCCCGACGGAGCCCATCGCGGGGGGCGAGGTTGTCCGTCAGGTATTGCCCCGTCTGTGTGAGCTGCTGGAACGAGAGCCCCGATCCGTTCGTCGTGGTGACGACGCCGACGTAGTTCGCGACGCGCTTGTACACGTTGAAGGCCTCGGCCTCGACCGTCGCAACGAGCTGCGCAACCGCCGGCCGCAGAACGCGCTCGCTGAAGTCCTGCAGTTCCCAGGAGAGTTGCTCCTGCGTGAAGTTCAGATCGATGCCGTCGATGATCGCGATCGGCAGCGGCACCGAGCGCTCGACGTGGTTCTGCGGCTGCATGGCGTTGCCGCGGCGCGTGACGTACTTCGGCGGCAAGCGGATATCGAGCGTCTTGCCGAGCTTCACGCCGCTCATCTGGAACCGGTCGTCGTATTGCCGGTTCAGATTCATGACGAAATTCGAGGTCTGATGCATGAGCGCGTAGACCTCGCGAAGGATCATGCGCGGGGTAAGAATCTTGTTGGGCATCTCCCGAGCTCCCAAGGTGTTTCGGATGAACGCCTTGGGCGGAGAGGCCTCTTACGCCCGGTCATCGCGTGGGCAGGGCCTTCGCGATCGGGCCGCGATTCCCGATGCTGCACCGCGGTTTAGCGCCTCGCGGCGGGCGGACCGGCGCTGCGCGGCCGGCGAGCGACGAGCGGAAAAATATCCCGCTCGCCGGCGTGTGTCAAAAGGCGGGCGGGGTGTCAGTGGGGGTTGAGCGTGAGCCACGCCCACGCGAGACACCTCTCGAAATCTCCGAGCGCCATCAGTCCCTCGGCGGGATATTGCCCCCAGACGGAGTTAAACTCCGTGCCAGCTCATCTACCACGTGTAGAAGGAGTATCCGAAGCCCTTGCACAGCAATGTGCCGGGGCTTCAGTCGTTCTGGGCTGCGAGCCATGCATCCCGTTATCGCCGGTCGTCACATCTTCCTCGACGCCGGTGAAACTGCAAGCGAGCGTCAGTCCCTCCGGATGAGTGCGCGCCGCCGCACCGCTTGCGCTGCTTTGTGCGCCGCTTGGCGCGACACGCCCTCGCGCGCGGCCGCAACGCCCGCAGAGACGCCCTCGACGAGGATGGCGTAGGCCATGCGCCGGGCACGCTCCCGGAGCTGTGTTCGGGCGACGACGCGCTCGAATTCGTCGGGCGTCATCAGTGCTCGCTCGTCAGCCACGCCCACGCGAGACACCGCTCGAAATCTCCGAGCGCCATCAGTCCCTCGGCGGGCTGTCGCGCCGCAGCACTGTCGAGCAGCGCAGCACACCACGGCTCAGGCGGCGGACGGTCGCGGTCGGTCACGTACGGCAGCCCCCACTCGTCCGCGTACTGGTGGATCTCGCGCCAGACGCGGGCGCCGCACTTACTGTGCCCGCCGACCGCCATCGTCACGACCGGCTCATCGGCCGCGATCGTGACAGTCAGACAGCGGCCCGTGCGCGCGTATCCGGTCAGCACGTACGGCGTCCGGAGGATCGGGACGCGAGCCGCCGGATCGCCGCTGCGTAGATGCTCGATGAGGCGCCGGCAGAGCGCCAGCGCCTCGTCCGAGACCTCGTCGAGATACGACCGGCGCGAGTGGCCGGTCGTGAGCGTGACGTGCTCGATCCAGCGGGCGACGGTGCTCATAGCCCGAGCGGATCCAGTATCGGGTGATAGTCGCCGCGCGTACGGACGAGCTGCGCCAGTTCGTCCGCGGTGAGCGCCGTCCAGTCGGTGATTGTCTCACCGTCTGCCGTCAGTACGCGCCGCCACACGGTGCCGTTGCGGCGCTGATACTGGTAACGCGAGCGGCCGTTGTCGTTCGGATCGACCATCTCCACGGTGAGCCGGCCGTCGATGGTTCGC